TGAGTGGTTTACTAACGGCAATGGTTATTCAGATAGGTTTGGTAGCAACTATAATTCTTTTCACAATTTAAGATTATACGCTAGAGGAGAGCAATCAGTTCAAAAATATAAAGATGAGCTATCTATTAATGGCGATTTATCTTATTTAAACTTAGACTGGAAACCTGTACCAGTTATACCTAAGTTTGTTGACATAGTTGTAAATGGTATGTCGCAAAGAAATTACGAAATTAAAGCTTACGCTCAAGATCCTGAGTCATTAAAGAAAAGAACAGATTACGCAGAGAGATTACAAAAAGATATAATGCAAAAAGAGCTTTTAGCTAAGCTTCAAGATATGACAGGTTTAGATATATCAGCATCTAAAGGTATAGCTAAAGATATGGAAAGTGAAGAAGATATACAACTTCACATGCAAATGAATTACAAAGAGTCTATAGAGGTAGCAGAAGAAGAGGTTATAAACAATGTTTTAGCAAATAACAAGTATGATTTAATAAGAAGAAGATTAAATTATGATTTAACTGTTTTAGGTATATCATCTGTTAAAACTAGCTTTAATAGATCTGAAGGTGTTACTTTAGATTATGTTGATCCAGCTAGTTTAGTTTATTCATATAGTGAAGATCCTAATTTTGAAGACTTATACTATGTTGGTGAAGTGAAGTCTATAAGTATGCCAGAGCTTAAAAAGCAATTTCCTTACTTAACGCCAGAAGAACTTAAAGAAATACAAAAATATCCAGGTAATCAAAACTATACTAGAAACTGGAGCGGTAGATACGACGACAATACAATTCAAGTATTATATTTTGAATATAAAACTTTTGCTAATCAAGTATTTAAAATTAAAGAAACAGCAAATGGTTTAGAAAAAGCTATTGAAAAAACTGATTCATTTAATCCACCTGCAGAAACTGATGGTTTTAAAAAAGCATTTAGATCTATTGAAGTTCTTTACTCTGGAGCTAAAATACTAGGACACAATAAAATGTTAAAATGGGAATTAGCTGAGAACATGACTAGACCTATGTCTGATACTGTTAAGGTTAATATGAATTACAACATAGTTGCTCCTAGAATGTACAAAGGTAGAATAGAGTCTATAGTATCTCGTATTACAGGTTTTGCTGATATGATTCAATTAACTCATTTAAAATTACAACAAGTAATGTCTAGAGTAGTACCTGACGGTGTTTACTTAGATATGGATGGTTTGGCAGAGGTTGATTTAGGTAATGGAACTAACTACAACCCAGCAGAAGCTTTAAATATGTATTTCCAAACAGGTTCTGTAATAGGTAGATCCATGACTCAAGATGGTGGTATGAATCCTGGTAAAATACCAGTGCAAGAATTACAATCAAGTTCTGGCGGTGCTAAAATACAGTCTTTAATACAAACTTACGAGTATTATCTTAAGATGATAAGAGATGTGACGGGGCTTAATGAAGCTAGAGATGGTACTTTACCTGACAAGCAGTCATTAGTTGGTTTACAAAAACTAGCAGCTGCTAACTCTAATGTAGCAACTAGACACATATTACAAGCCAGTTTATACTTAACGTTAAGATCTTGTGAGAATATATCTTTAAGAATAGCTGATGCTTTAGCTTTTCCACTTACCAAACAAACATTAATGTCTAGTATATCAAGATATAATGTAGCTACTCTACAAGAATTATCTAAAGTTAATATTCATGACTTTGGTATATTCTTAGAGTTAGAACCTGATGAAGAAGAAAAGCAGATACTAGAACAAAATATTCAAATAGCTTTAAAAGGTGGTCAAATAGATCTTGAAGATGCTATAGACATTAGGCAAGTTAATAATTTAAAACTTGCTAATCAAATGTTAAAGAAAAGGCGTAAAGATAAACAAGCTAAAGATCAGCAAATGCAGCAAGAGAATATGCAAGCACAAGCGCAGGCTAATGCTCAAGCAGCTGAACAAATATCATTGGCTGAAGCTCAAAAACAACAAGTTATAGCAGAGCAAAATATAAACTACGAACAAGCTAAGTCTCAGTTTTCTATTCAGAAAATGGAAAGAGAAGCTCAGATCAAGCAACAGTTGATGGAGATTGAATTTAACTACAACATGCAGTTAACTCAAGCTCAAGCAAAAGCTAAGCAACAGAACGAAGACGTAAAAGAGGATAGAAAAGATCAAAGAACAGAAATGCAAGCAACGCAACAGTCTGAGCTTATTGATCAAAGAAAAAATGATTTATTACCTAAAAACTTTGAATCCGCAGGTAATGATACAATGGGCGGTTTTGGTTTAGAGCAGTTTGGCCCTAAATAATTTTATATTAACTATTATATTATATTATGTCAGAAGAAATAAAAGAAAACCCTAAAGGGGAATTAGAACAAGGTGAGTTTAAAGTTAAGAAACCTAAAATGAAAAAACTTACTAATAAAAAAGCTACAAAATCTAAAATAGATTTATCTAAAAAAGAAGAGGTTAAAGAAGAAAAACCTGTAGATAAAGTAGTTATTAAAGAAGAACCTATAATTAAAGAAGAGATAAAAGAAGAAGTAGTTGAAGCAAAAGAAGAAACTACATCTCCTATATCTGAAATTACAGAAGAAGAAGTTATTGAAGAAGTAAAAGCGCCTGTATTAGAAGACGTTGTTGAAAGACAACCAGAAATAAAACTACCAGAAAACATAGAGAAACTGGTAAGCTTTATGGAAGATACAGGTGGAACAGTTGAGGACTACGTTAGATTAAACGCTGATTACTCAAATGTAGATAAAGATACTTTATTAAAAGAGTATTACAAACAGACTAAACCACATCTTGACTTAGAAGAGGTTAACTTCTTATTAGAAGATAACTTTTCATATGATGAAGATTTGGATGAAGAGCGAGATATAAGAAAGAAAAAACTCGCTTATAAAGAAGAAATTGCCAAAGCCACTAACTTTTTGGAAGAAACCAAGAGTAAATATTACGACGAGATCAAGTTGAGACCGGGCGTTACTCAGGAACAACAAAAAGCTATGGACTTTTTCAATAGACACAACGAAGAACAAAAAATGGTTAAACAGCAACATGATAAGTTTAAATCAACCACTAAAAATTTCTTTAATCAAGAGTTCAAAGGTTTTGAGTTCAATTTAAGTGATAAGAAGTTTAGATACGGTGTTAACGATGTAGACTCAGTTGCTAGTAATCAATCTGATCTTACGAACCTAATCGGGAAGTTCTTAGATAATAAAGGGGAAGTTAAAGACTATAAAGGTTATCACAAAGCTATTTTTGCAGCACAAAATGCGGATACAATCGCTAATCATTTTTACGAGCAAGGGAAAGCCGACGCTGTTAAAGATGTAATGGCTAAATCCAAAAATTTAAACAATGAACTTAGACCAACGTCTACGGGAGATGTTTTCATTGGAGGTATGAAAGTAAAAGCAATTAGTGGTGTGGATAGTTCAAAGTTAAAATTAAGAATAAATAAAAACAAATAAAAGATAAAACATGAGTTTTGCAACATTAAACCCAACAAATGCATTTCCTCCATCACTTTTGCCTCATCAAACTCAAATGACTTTACAGTCTAATTACTTGAGTTTTGACAGTGCAACTGGTGGAAACTTTGCACAACAATATCTACCTGAGCTTTACGAAGCAGAAGTAGAAAGATACGGAAACCGAACTTTAGGTGGTTTCTTGAGAATGGTAGGCGCTGAAATGCCTATGACATCTGATCAAGTTATTTGGTCTGAACAAAATAGATTACACGTTTCTTACGAAGGTTGTACTGTAGCTGCTAATGGCCTGTCAATGACAGTTCCAATAGAAGCAACTAAAACCAACGCGATTAAAATAGGTAATACAATAGTTATTTCTGATGGCTTAACTACGCTTAAAGCTAGAGTTAGTAATGTAACTGCTCCAAATGCTGGTGGAGATTCAACTGTTACTTTCGCTACTTATGGTGTTGCTGCTGCAACAGCATTGGCTAATGTGGTTGTTAAAACATTCGTATACGGTTCTGAATTTGCTAAAGGTTCTGGTGGAGCTGACGGAGCTGCTGGTTACTCTGCAATGTCAAGCATTGAGCCAACTTTAACACAATTTTCTAACAAGCCAATTATCTTAAGAGATAAGTTTGAAGTATCAGGTTCTGATACAGCTCAAATTGGTTGGGTAGAAGTTGCTACTGAAGATGGAACAAATGGATACTTATGGTACTTAAAGTCTGAGTCTGAAACAAGATTAAGATTTGAAGATTACCTAGAAATGTCTATGGTTGAAGCTGTAAACAACGGTGCTGCTGGTGCAGTTGCTTTACCAGGTGCTCCTGCTTTAGTTGCTGGTGAAAATGGACCTGGTTCTGAAGGTTTATTTGCTGCTATCGAAGCAAGAGGAAACGTTTATAACGATTTCGCTGGTGCTGCTGCTCCTGGATCTGGTGCTTTAGGTGATTTTGACACTATCCTAAAACAATTAGATACTCAAGGTGCTATTGAAGAAAACATGTTATTCTTATCTAGAGCTACTGCTCTTGATTTTGATGATATGATTGCTGCTCAAGCTGGTGGAGGATTTTCTTCTACTGCTTCAGCTTCTTACGGTCTTTTTGACAATGAAGCTGAAATGGCAATGAATTTTGGATTTTCAGGATTTAGAAGAGGTTCTTATGATTTTTATAAGACTGACTGGAAATATCTAAATGACTTTTCAACAAGAGGATTAATCGGAGACATCGATGGTGTAATGATTCCTGCTGGAACATCAACTGTTTATGATCAAAGTTTAGGATCTAACATTAGAAGACCTTTCTTACACGTAAGATATAGAGCTTCTGAAGCTGATGATCGTAGAATGAAGTCATGGGTTACTGGATCTGTTGGAGGTGCTTACACTTCTGATTTAGATGCAATGACTGTGAATTTCTTATCTGAAAGATGTTTAGTTACACAAGCTGCTAATAACTTCGTGTTATTTAAGTCAACTATATAATAATTAACATTTAAAAAATAAGAAAAATGGGATATGTAAAATTATCAAAAGCTGCTATTGCAGGGGTTTCTCAATTTGATTTACTCTATGCTGACACAATAGTTGCTATAAAACTAGACACTGGTACTACTCCAGATTCAATTAAAGTTTCCTACTTAGGTGGAGCTGTTCATGAAGCTGTTATAGTGCCTGCTGCTGACCTTGTGCAAGCTGATGTTCAAGCTTTAAATGAGGCTGTAGGTTTAATAGGCGGAGGATCAGGAATGATCGATGTTATGTTAAGTCAAAAAGTAAGTGAAGTAACTTTCTCTTAAAACAATAATAAGATCCCGCTTCGGCGGGGTCTTTTTTAATTATTATATTATATTATATTATGGAAACAAAAGAAATAAAAGCTCCAGTTAAAGCTGTGGCAAAAAAAGATACATGGGAGTTAAAAGATAGGTATTATCATTTAGTAAATGGCCAATCACCTTTAACAACTAGACTAAACTCAAGACACTCTTCAAGAAAACCTTTAATGTGGTTTGATGAAGATAAAGGATATAGTAGAGAACTTAGATATGCTACCAATATGAAAAGTCCATTTATGGACGAACAAAAAGGTACAGCAACGCTAGGTCATATTGTTTTTGAAAATGGTGTTTTAATGGTACCTAAACAAAATCAACCTTTACAAAAGTTACTTTCATTATATCACCCAAATAAAGGTGGTGTATATTCTGAAAGAGATGAAGTAATTGAAGCTGGTAATGAACTAGATAATCTTGAATTACAAGTTGAAGCAATGGCTATGGCAATGAACATGGATGTAGATAAAGCTGAAGCTATATTGAGAGTTGAGTTAGGTTCTAAAGTATCTTCTATGAGTTCTAAGGAACTTAGAAGAGATTTACTACTATTTGCTAAGAGCGATCCAGTATTGTTCTTAGATTTAGTTAATGATGAAAACGTTGAACTTAGAAACTTTGGTATACGAGCTACTGAAGCTGGTATTATAAGTTTAGCGCAAGATCAAAGAACTTTTACTTGGGCTAGTAATGGCCGTAAATTAATGAATGTTCCTTTTGATGAAAACCCTTATTCAGCAATGGCTGCGTGGTTTAAAACAGATGAAGGAGTTGAAGTTTACAAGTCTATAGAGAAAAAGTTCAAATAACAAGTGATTATAATTAAGTGGAGTCACGTAAGTGGCTCCCTTTATTTTAAAAATATTTAAAATGGCAATAAGCGTAGATACTGTATATAAAACTGTATTACTTATTTTGAACAAAGAACAAAGGGGTTATATGACTCCTGATGAGTTCAACAGAATAGGTACTCAAGTTCAAAGAGAACTCTTTGAAAAATGCTTTGAGGATTTGAATCAACAGGTTCGTATTCCTCAAACAGATATGGACTATGCAGATAGAGTTGCTGCCACTGACGAAAAAATTGCAGAATTTAAAACTGAAAGTGATCAATTAATAGCTGAAAAAGCTATAGGTGTTACAAATCCAATATCTAATACATTTACAGTTCCTTCTGAGCTGTATAAGCTAGGTTCAGTTACTTACGAACCAAGTTCTAATATCTACCCTGAAATGCAGAGGCTAGGTAGATCTGAGTTTTACAATATAAGAAAAGCTCCATTAACAACTCCAACAAAACAATTTCCCATATATTTATATGAAGATAATAAATGTATAGTTTACCCAAGTGATATAACTAGCGTTAGCGACATTAAAATGCAATATGTTAAAAAGCCTAGTGATATTAGGTGGGGTTATTATTTAGGTTCTCAAGGTCAATATATATTTGATACAAATCCTTTTGTAGAAACAGGTTTACCAAAACAACCTAATTGGCTTTTAAATAGTTTATTGGAAAATTTTATAACTCAAGCTCAAACCTCTTCTCAGGCAATAACCTATACTGGACTAACCCAAGCCAGTAATGGAATAACATATGTTGGTAACGGGTCTGGACTAGTTTTTGACATGACTGTAGATGCTACTGGAGTAATATCCGATTTAACAGTAACAAATCCTGGTTTAGGATATGCTATTGAAGATACCATTACTATATCATTTACTACTTATCAAATACCAGTTCCAAATCCAGGTCCAGGAAGAGATGCTTTAATACAGTTTCAGCAAAATACTTTGTATCCTGGTACAACTTTTGGTAACATTGAATTTGGATTACATACTTCTGAACAAACAGAAGCTATATTAAATATACTACTATACGCTGGCATAGTTATAAGAGATCCACAGATAGTGCAAGCTGCTCAAAGTGAATTACAGCAAGATAAACAAAACGAAAAATCTTAATAAATGGGACTAATAACAGAAACTAACGCACAGTACTACGCTGGTCAACAAGTAATTGGTGCTAAAACTCAAGCCGCTCCAGGCGACGACATGGTTATAGCTGGTTGGAGTTTCAACACCGATCCTATTAGTGCATATGGTTTACCTAAAACAGGATTTACTCCTAATATTAAATTAACTCAGATTTCCGCAGCTTCTAATTTTAATGTTTACTTTGCACCTACCGCTACGCCTAATGCTTACACAGCCATAAATCAAGATTTAGTTTATGTTAGCAATGCAAACACAAAAGAAATAACTATAATTTCGCCTGCTAATAATACCGACTACAATGGTAGTTTTTATTTTCAACTCACTCAACAAGCTAGAAACAATAATAACGGTAGTTATGAATATATAGGTTTAAATGAAATTATAAACAATTTTATAGTTGCTTATATAGGCGTTGGAAAACTTATACTAAATGCAAAAAGAACCGACATAATGTTTCATGCTAAAAGAGGTTTACAAGAGTTTAGTTATGATACTTTAAGAAGTATTAAATCTCAAGAGCTTACAATACCACCAAGTTTAGCTATAACAATACCACAAGACTATGTTAACTACGTTAAGTTATCATGGGTAGATCAAGCGGGTGTTAAACACATAATATATCCTACTACTTTAACTTCTAATCCTATTGAATTACCTATACAAGATGACAATGGTGAAATAACTCAAAACTCTTTTGGAGGCAATAACGAGGCTCAACAGTCTAAAATAGAAGAAAGATGGAAAACAAACAACTCTTTAAATATAACTGGCCAAATAACTAATGAGATATTTGAAAATGCAGATGTATACGGTTGGGGTTGGGATAAACTAGCTTATGGTCAAAGATATGGTTTAGAGCCAGAAGTTTCTCAAAAAAATGGCTGGTTTACTATAAACGAAAGAACAGGATCTTTTAATTTTTCTAGTACACTAGCTGGTAAATTAATAATACTAGAATACATATCTGATGGTTTAGCTATTGATGAAGATACTAAAGTTCCTAAAATGGCTGAAGAAGCCATGTACATGCATATAGCGTATAGTATACTGTCCGGTAGAGCTAATGTGCCTGAATACATAGTAAGAAGATTTAAAAAAGATAGGTCTAGTGCTCTTAGAAATGCTAAAATAAGATTGTCTAATATAAAGTTAGAAGAATTCACTCAAGTCATGCGTGGTAAATCAAAATGGATTAAACATTAATTATGCCAGAAATTAAAAATACTTTTCTAAAGTCTAAAATGAATAAAGATCTAGACTCTAGAATAATAGGTAATGGAGAATATAGAGACGCGCAAAATGCAAGTGTTAGCGCATCAGAAGATGCTAGTGTAGGATCTTTAGAAAATATTAGAGGTAATCAACTTTTAAGTTTCTTCAATATAAGTGATGTTAATATTGAAATTATTGGTCAATATTCAGATAACGCAAATAATAGAATGTTTTTCTTTTTGACTAATTATAGCGATTCGTCTATAGATACATTAAGTAATTCAACTTTACCTACGGCAAGCACTCCGCCACCAACTGGACTAGTGCCTGGAGGAGGTGATTATTATAGCTTCGATAGAGCTGCTTCCGCTCATTATATATGTTACTGTCAACTACCCAACGTTAGAAGTTCATCTGAAATAAATTTATCAAATATTCAATCAAGTATTTTAGTTTCTGGAAATTTTTTAAATTTTTCTAAAACGCACCCTATAGAAGGAATAAATATAATTGAAAATTTGTTATTCTGGACAGACAATAGAAATCAACCTAGAAAAATAAACATAGATACAGCCATAAACAGCTCTTGGGTTTCTACTGCAGAACCTGGGTACTATTATAATGAAGATCATGTGTCTGTAGCTAAATATGCACCTTATTCACCTATTTCTTTTGCTAAAAATTTTATTACAGGTGCTTATCAAAGTACTTTGTTAAACGAAAAAGATGAGTGGTTACCACCATTTTTTGCGGCTCCAGGGAATGTTGATAGTTCTACAACTCCTAATCAACTTCAATTTAACTCAAGTCAAGGCACTGCTGCTTCACGGGCAGTCTCAAGTGTGTCAACTTTTTTAGGAAATACAGCTACATCACCTTGGGTTAATAACAATATTAGAGTTCAACCAGCTAATGACTCCGCTGCTGAATTTGCTTTTATATCTAGTATCAGTACAGTTAGTAATTATTTGATT